AGCAGGGTCTGTCAGGTGATGGTCTAGTGCCTGCAACTGTCGCCGATGCTCGACGCATGGCAGCAGGTGAGATCAGCGAAGCCAAATGGCGAAAGATTGGTGCATGGATAGCACGACACATCGGTGATTTAGATGCCGTACAGGGTGACGAGATCACAGCCGGTCTAGTCGCCATGTTGCTGTGGGGTGGTGGCTCTAGCAAAGAGACCGCACTACGAGCACAGAAATATGCAGAGCAGATCGTCACCAGACTGGACTCTATGCAGACTAGGTGCATAGATGATATGCCACCTACTAACATCGAGCCGATGACTACTACAGAGCAGATCGAGCATCGCTGGTGTATCACTGGCGCAGATGAGCGTCGAGTGGCGTACAGCACTCTAGAGATGCGTGAAGATGTAGCCGGTAATCGTCTGATCGGTTACGCAGCTGTGTTTGACTCGCCATCTGAGCCGATGCCATTTACGGAATATGTAAAGCGTGGGGCATTTCAGAAAACCATCAAAGATGGGGCTGATGTACGCCTGCTGATTGACCATGAGGGTGTACCACTGGCTCGTACTAAGTCCGGCACGCTGATGCTAGAAGAAGACGAGCGTGGCCTGAAAGTGATCGCTGATCTCGACCCTATGAACCCTGACGCTGCCAGAGTGATCTCGGCCATGCGTCGTGGAGACATGAGCCAGATGTCGTTTGCTTTCCGCACAATCAAAGATGCGTGGTCAGATGATCGCTCAGTGCGTGAACTACGAGAAGTACAGTTGTTCGATGTAAGCGTCGTGACCTTCCCTGCCTACGAAGCGACAGTCGCTGAGTTGCGCAACGCTCAAACATCGGTTACAGTTTCACCGACGACCAGTGTCTCTGTGCGCAAAGCCCAGATCGCTCTGGCTCGTCAGCGATAGTCAGCCGACTCACAGCCGACCAGATAGGTCACTGAGTGAGCCACTGATACACCCATCAGAAATCTCACTAAAGGAATAATCACATGACCTACTCAAAGCAACTTATCGAGAAGCGTGACGCTGAACTCGCCAAAGCAGATGCACTCGTGGCACTCGCTGCAGACGAAAAGCGTGAACTCTCACAAGATGAAGACACCCAAATCGCACAGACACTCGATGTAGTGCGTGATCTCGATGAGCAGATCACACGCCACGCAGAGCTCGAAGGTCGTAACGCAGCAGCTGCAGAAGCACGCAAAGCTGCAGGCATCGAAAAGGTCATTGCACCGGCTGTTGTAAAGTCCGAAGCACGCACCTACTCAGTGCAGTCAGAGACATCTTTCGTAGCTGACGCATTCGCTGCCCAGTTCTCCAACGACTTCTCGGCCAAAGAGCGTCTGGCTCGTCACATGAACGAAGAAAAGATCGAGCGTCGTGATGTGAACAGTGGCAACTTTGCTGGTCTCGTCGTACCTCAGTACCTCACTGACTTGGCAGCACCGTTTGCTCGTGCAGGTCGTGTGACTGCTGATCTCGCTCGCAAGCACCAACTGCCTAATGCTGGTCTCACCATCAGCCTCAGCAAGATCACGACTGGCACTGCAGTAGCAGCCCAGACTGAAAAGGCATCTGTACAAGAGACCGACATCGACGACACCAAGTTGGACATCTCGATCAACACCTACGCCGGTCAGCAAAATGTCAGTCGTCAGGCTCTAGAGCGTGGCACTAACATCGACTCACTCGTGATGGCCGATCTCGTATCTGCCTACCACACGACCCTGAACACTGCAGTCGTTGCAGAGTTGTTGTCATCTGCTGGTCAGACCGTGACATACACCGACGCATCACCTACGGTCGCTGAAATCTACCCTAAGTTGCTTGACGCAATTCAGAAGGTACAGACGACCTACTACGGTGGGCCGAATGTCATCATCATGCACCCACGCCGTTTGGCGTTCTTCATGGCAGCACTCGACAGCAGCAACCGACCAGTCGTAGTACCTGCACCAAACGCCATCAACCCAATCGGTGTTGGCAACGGTGCACCTGTCTACGGCAATAGCGGTTACTCAATCGCAGGCTTGCCAGTGTTCACTGATGCAACTATCAGCACTGCACAAGGCGCAGGTACGAACCAAGACACCATCTACATCGGTAACTCGCAAGAGTTGCACTTGTTTGAACAGGGCAACGGCGACCCGATGATGTTGCGTTTCGAGCAACCACAGTCACAGAAGTTGGAAGTCACGATGATCGTGTACGGCTATGCAGCTTTCACTGCAAACCGTTACCCAAATGCTTGGGCACAGATCAACGGTACTGGTCTCGTAACCCCAACCTTCTAACTCTTTAGATAGTCGGTGCACTGCAGGCTGATCACTGTGGTGCACCGGCTGTCTGAGATAGACCTATGACACAACACTCATCACTCATCGATGCCCTGCTCACTGAGCGTGCCGGATATGTGCAGCGTGGTCTCAAAGACCGTGTAGCTCAAATCGACGCATGCCTGCGTGATCTCGGTCATCTCTCAAAGCCACAACCGACCCCAGTGGAGACTGCAGTAGCAGAGCCACAGGTCGAGACAGCATCGCTCTCAAAGACACGCACTCGTAAGAAAGGCTGAGCCATATGGCCATCACCAACGGCTATTGCACATTGGCCGAAGTGAAAGCAGCCACGCGACTCACCGACAGCGTAGATGACACCCTGATCGAGAACTCGATCGAAGGGGCTAGTCGTCGCATCGACGGTTACTGTGGTCGATTTTTCTATCAGACTGCAAAGACTGTTAGTTACTATGCCAACAACTCATACCGGCTACAGACTGGCGATATCGCATCATCGACTCTGACTCTAAAAACAGACAATGATGGTGCTGGTACATACGCTACGACATGGACTGCCGTCACTGACTACACGCTAGAGCCACTAGACAACGCTCTACAGGGCCGACCTATTCGTGCGATTGCTGCCACCGGCGGTAAAACATTTCCGCTATGGACAGCACCTAGCGCACCATCAGTACAACTAACAGCCACATTTGGCTGGCCTGCTATCCCAGACGATGTGCGTGAAGCCTGTGTGCTACTTACGATGCGTCAGTTTGCTCGGTATAACGCAGCTCTAGGCGTGCTCGGTTTCGCTGATATGGCTATCACAGTGCGTGCAGTAGACCCTGATGTGCGTGACCTGCTGACCCCATATCGCATACTGGGTGCGATCTGATGGCTGCCACAGTCTCACAGGTACTTACAGGGCTGGCTACTCGACTGGGCACGATCTCTGGTCTGCGCACCAGTACATATATGCCAGAACAACTAAACACGCCTATCGGCTTCCCAGTGCTGGAATCGATCGAATACCACAAGGCGTTTGGCGGTGGCGATGTCGTCATGCGATGCTCAGTGTTCGTGGTCGTAGGTAGATACACCGATCGGACTGCTCACAGCTCACTCGATGGCTACCTGTCATTTAGTGGGGCAACATCAATCAGAGCTGCCATCGAAGGCGACACCACACTCGGTGGAGTATGCCAGACACTGATCGTAGAGTCCGGCATGAATATCTCTGCCGTATCGGTTGCCGATAGTGAGTTCCTACAAGTACAGTGCACAGTTGTAGTGCACGCATAGAGAGGTAGTTATGACCAAATACACCGTTACCAGTGACCGGCTTGCTGATCGCTCAGTGGGTGACACTGTGCTCGACACTGATCTAGAATCTCTAAACATCGATGCACTCATCGACGGTGGTCATATCACCCCTGTCGTAGTGGCATCAAAGAAATCATCAGACACGAAAGACGACATCTAACATGGCCACTCTGGTACTCACTAACTCAAGCATCACTATCGGTGGCACAGATGTCTCGGCACTGGCTAACAGCGTTACCCTCAATTTCGAGATCGATAGTCTCGAAGCCACAGTCTTTGGCGGTCAGCACATTTTCGTGGGTGGACTACAGAACAACTCTGCAGACATCACCCTGCTGCAGGACTATGCAGCTACTAAAACCGAAGTCACTGTGTACCCACTCGTAGGAACGCAGACCACAGTCGTCATCAAGCCGATCGCCACAACGACCAGTGCGACGAATCCAACTTATACACTTTCCAACACTTTTCTATCAGCCCATACGCCAGTGCAAGGCGGTGTTGGTGAGCTCGTGACTACGAGCCTCACTTTCACTGGTGGCACACTGGTCAAGACCACAGCGTAACGAAAGCGATCTATCATGGCCGTACTAGCACTCACCAACGCCTACATCTCAGTGAACTCAGTAATTCTGAGCGACCACGCAAATACAGTGACCCTGAATTACGAAATCGACAGCGTAGAGACCACCGCCTTTGGCAGCTCTGGACACACCTTTACCGGCGGTTTGCAGAATAACTCACTCGACATCACCTTCATGCAGGACTTCGCTACATCAAATGTCGAAGCGACGATCTACCCACTGGTTGGAACGACGACCACTGTGATCATCAAACCGAACGGCTCAACCACTGGTGCTACCAATCCGGCTTACACACTTACTGGAACTTTCCTAGCAGCTCACACACCTGTGCAAGGTGGCGTTGGCGAGCTCGCTACCACGAGTCTCACCTTTACTGGTGGCGCACTCACGAAGGCAGTTGTCTAAATAGCATCTCTCGAAAGGGGATATAGATATGAAGATCGCACTACAGGTGCACTACACAGACGGCGAGACACGAGATGTCGAAGCAAAGTTTGCAGACTTCGTGGCGTTCGAGCGTACATGGCAGCGCAGTGTTGCTCGATTTGAGACAGAGATCAGGCTCACCGATCTGGCGTGGCTGGCATGGTCTGCTGAGTCTCGTGCAAAGAACACGGCACTCAAATTTGACCCTGAGTGGATTCAGACAGTCGATAGCGTCGAAATCGCAGAGGGTGAAAGTGATACCCCTTTGGCGACGACTCAGCCCACTGGCTAATCGCATCTTTATCGATCGAGACCGGCATCGCACCGTCGCTGCTACTCGACGAGTCAGAGCTGATGATCAACACTATGGTGCGCTATATCAAAGCACGCAACAAGGCGCAGTCTCAGCGACGCAGGTGATCACTCATGGCTGCTAATCAACGCATCGAAGTAAAGGGTCAGAAAGACCAGTTCGGCAAGATCGAGATCGTCGGCTATACCCAGTTTATGAAAGCTATGAAGCAGGCTGAGAAAGACGGCGAAGCTGAGCAGCTACTGCAAAAGGCTAATGAGGAAGTAGCCAACATCATCATCAGGCGTGCTAATCAGATCGCCGGTACGAAGATGGAGAAGTCGGCAGCATCTACCCTGCAGCAGTCATCGAGTCGTCTGCGTGTGGCTGTCACCGGCGGTGGCAAATCAGCACCATATTTCGGTGGCGCAAACTTTGGTGCTAATCGTGATACTCGTCGTCTGATCAAAGCACCGAACATGCGTGGTCGTAGGTCTCGTGCTACTACGGTGCGTCATGGCGAAGATGTAGATGTTGTTGCAAAGCGTGTCGAGTCACAGTCTGTCGAGTCATCAGGTAAGACGATCTCTAAGCGTCTGGGTGGGCAGGGTGTCGAGCTCGCTCGTACTCAGTCAGGTGGTCTGCGTGTAATCAAAGGTTGGAATCAGTTCAAGCAGCAAAGCAAAGGCAGAGACTTCTTCCTGTATCGAGCTGTAGGTCAGCAGGAAGAACACATTATGGGGCTATATCAGACGGTGCTCGATCGCATTACAGACCAAGCGTTCCCAGAATAGACTGCACTGATCATGGCTGGCGTACGGAAACTCACCCTACAGATATTCGGTAATGCGAAGTCGGCAGTAGGTGCTCTGAAAGAGACCGGCGATGCCACTGTCGGCATGGGTAAGCGTATGTCAGATGCTCTGCCGTCTATGAAGACGATGGCAGTGGCTACAGCAGCGTTTGGTACTGCAGCTGCCGTAGCAGCCAAAAAGTTCATTGACATGGGTTCTAACCTGCAGGAATCACTCAGCAAAGTCGATGTGGTATTCGGGCAGTCATCTAAATCGGTACGAGATTTCGCTAAGACCAGTGCTGCATCACTGGGTATATCTGAGCAGGCAGCTCTAGAAGCAGCTGGCACATATGGCAACCTGCTACAGGCGTTCGGTCTGACTCAGCCGGTAGCGACTCAGATGAGTACATCGCTCGTAGGTCTGGCAGCTGACCTAGCCAGTTTCAACAACACGAGCGTCGATGATGCTCTCATGGCTCTGCGCTCTGGTCTATCCGGCGAGACTGAGCCACTAAAGAAGTTTGGTGTCGCTCTATCTGATGTACGACTCAAAGAGCAGGCAGCTGCTATGGGTCTCGGCACATTTACAGGTCAGCTACCTACAGCGATCAAATCTCAGGCTGCATATGCCCTGATCATGAAAGACACATCGCTGGCACAGGGAGATTTTGCACGCACCAGTGATGGAGTAGCGAACCGTCAGCGCATCATCTCAGCCCAGTTCAAAGATGTCTCTGCACAGATCGGTACTGCTTTGATACCGGCGTTTAGTACGCTGCTAAATGTCGTATCGACTCAGGTGCTACCGCTACTTAGTGGCTTTTCTGATGCCCTGCGTGAGGGTGGTCTGGGTGGCGGTCTGCAGTTCGTGGCCGACAAGATCAAAGCCGGTGCGCCACTGGTGCTGAGTGCACTAGGTGACATGATCACGATGGCTGTGCAGTGGATAACAACCACAGGCTTCCCGATGTGGGTCGATGCTGTCAGCAGTCTGGCTAATGGTCTAGTGGGCTGGATAGAGCCACGCATACCGATGATGATCGAACAACTAAAGGCATTTATGATGAGTGCCTACAAGTGGATTATCGGCACTGCTCTACCTGCACTCGTCACCGTCGTACAGAGACTGGGCGACAAGCTCACTTCATGGATAGCTCTAGCAGCTCGTGAGCTGCCTGCACAGCTCGTCACATTCTTCGGCGATCTAGGTAAATGGCTACTGTCTGACGGTATCCCGATGCTACTGGGCTACGCTGCTCGACTCACCGGCTCACTCGTCAAATGGCTAGGCACTATCGGTGGCTCACTCATCGTCGGTCTAGGTGGTGCGATCGTAGCTCTCGTAGCAGCTCTACCTGATCTATTCGTGGGCTTCTTCAAGGGTCTAGGCAACATCGCTGTCGGTGCAGTCAAATTCTTTATATCAAAGTTTGACGACATGAAGCAGGCTCTAGCCAACATCGCTATCGGCGCAGTCAATGCCCTGATCGGTGCTTTCAACTCGATACCACTCATACCGAACATACCCCTGATCACTCTCGATACGAAGAAACTCGGCTCACAGATGGGTCTCACATCTAAAGACCTATCTACAGTAAATGAGAAGTTTGACAGTTTGGGTGGAGTTACGAAGGTCGCTGCTGGTGCTACTAACTCGCTCACTGATGCTACGAATCTGCTCGGTCAGCAGATGGGTGGTGGTGGTGGTAAAGCCGGTGGCGGTACGAAGAAGATCGTCGATGAGGCTGCAAAGCAGTTAGAGAAGTATCTGTCGGCCATGAAGGGCGTGACCAGTGCATCTAAGAGTGCTAGCGACGCTACGAAGGCGGTCGGCAAAGCACAGGCTGATCTACTCAAAGCGACGACTGCTGTCACGGCAGCTCAGGAACGCTTCGATCAGATCGTGCGTGGGTATGGCGCAGAGTCCAAACTGGCTAAAGATGCAGAGCGTAATCGTGCGAAGGCTCAGCGTGATCTAGAGCGTGCAGGGTATGGCGTAGAGGGTGCAATCAATGCTGTCAAAGACGCAGAGACCAAACTGGCTGATCTGCGCACTGACCCTGAATCTACGCCGGAGATGATCAGAGAGGGTGAGATCGCTCTCGCCGAAGCCAAACTGTCTGTAGCTGATGCCACTGATGCACAACTCGACTCGACTACGGCACTAGCCGAAGCACAGGCAACTCTCGATGAGATCGTCAATGGTGCTAAGGAAGGGTCAGCCAAATATACCGATGCACTTAAAGACCTGACTGACGCTAAAGACCGTGAGAAAGACGCTATCGATCGGGTCACAGACTCGGTAGATCGTGAGACCGAAGCCAAGATCAAACTGGCTGATGCTGAGCGTGAGCTTGCCAAAGTCAGAGCAGCTACCCCAGATACCATCGAGACTAAAGGCGACTCGATCATCGCCGGTGGCACAGGTGCTGCATCAGGTAGCAGCAAGCCATATGCGTCATTTATGGAAGCAGTACGAGCATTGCACCCTAACTCGCCATCACTCAGCTCTAGTACCCCAGTCATCGACTCACGGCAACGCTTCCCTGCCCTATACGCAGAATACAAGGCAGCCGGTCTTGCTCTAGCAAAGGGTGGCATCGTTACGAGTCCAACACAGGTTCTGATCGGTGAGCGTGGTGCTGAGGCCGTAATTCCTTTGAGTCGTATGGGTGAGATGGGTGGTACTCAGATCAGCATCACAGTCAATGCCGGTATGGGTACTGATGGGGCTGTGGTTGGTCAGCAGATCATCGATGCGATCAAACAGGCTGAGCGTCGCAGTGGCCAAGTGTTTGCGTCTGCCTGATCATGGCTAAACCTACGACGACTGTCGAAGTGGTGTTCGATGAGACACCTGTGCTGTCTGGTGACATGTTCACTCTCGATGACACCACTAAAGGCGTGCTAAATAATCCGTACTATCTACTAGATGGACATCTGAACTTTATCGATGTGACATCAGATGTACTAAGTGTGTCAGTGAATCGTGGCAGGTCTCGATCACTCGATGAGTATCGTGCCGGTACAGCTCAGATTGAGTTTGACAATGACGCTCGTGCCTATGACCCACTAAATACGGCATCTGCCTATTACCCATATGTGATACCTAGACGGTATGTGCGTATCAAATCAAACAGTATCCCTATCTTTGCTGGACTGATCAACCAGTGGTCACTGGAGTACCAACCACCGCAGCAGAGTTTCGTATCTGCATCATGCTCTGATGCTTTTAGCCTGCTAGCCAACCAGACGATCGACGCATATACCCCATCTGAGCAGCTATCTGGTGAACGCATCGCAGAGGTGCTAAGCAAATCTGAGGTCAATTTTACTGGTACATCATCTCTGATCGATACCGGCTCTAGCACACTAGGTGCATTTCCTGTCGCCGATGGCACGAACGCTCTGTCATATCTACGACAGATTGAGCGCAGTGAGCAGGGGTATCTGTACGCATCAGCTGCTAATACCCTCAGATTTAGAGATCGTGCGTCAGTGGTCTCTCAGACCGGCTCTGTAGCGTTTGCTGATGATGGCACTGGCACATCGAGTTACATGACGCTAGATGTTGAGACTGGTGACGAGTTGCTATATAACCGAGTGGTGGCAGAGTCACCTGCAGGTCTGGCACAGACCGTCAGTGATAGCACATCGATCGCCACATATGACATCATCACTCTGCAGGTAGATAACCTGCTGAACTCAACTACCGATGAGGTACTGGCTATAGCCAACCTGTTGCTTACCCAATACAAGACACCAGAGGTACGATACACAGGCATCTCTCAGCAGCTCGGTGCACTAGGCGGTACAGCACAGAACGCTCTACTGACTCTCGATCTGACAGACCTAGCGACAGTCAAACGAACATATGCGGTCGGCTCACCGGCATCAGTGACCAGATATGTGCTTGTCGAAGGCATCACGCACCAGATCACACCCACTACTCATCGCATCAGTTACCGATTTGGTTCGCTGTCACAGGCTGGCTTCGTGCTGAACTCAGGCACATTTGGTCTACTAGATGTTGGCAACCTCACCTGATCGGCTAATATAGAGACACTATGGCACGCCAAACATTTACAGCCGGTCAGGTATTGACAGCTGCACAGGTCACGACACTGCAAGCAGCTATCTGGTCTGATGATGTGAACGCTCAAACGGCCAGTTACACACTCGTGCTCGGTGACGCTGGAAAACAAGTCACAATGACCAACGCTTCGGCAACCACGATCACTGTGCCACTGAACTCGTCTGTAGCGTTTGCTACTGGTGTGCGTATCTATGTCATCAACTTAGGTGCAGGTACATGCACTGTCGCCGGTGCTGGTGGTGTCACGATCTCTCAGGGCAGTATTGACCTGACCATGCCACAGTACGGCGTAATGGTGTTATTCAAAGTAGGCACAGACTCATGGGTGGTCGAGTACGCATACGATGCAGACGACGATCAGCCAGTACTGGCATCACAGATATTCGGATAAAGGAACAACAAAATGGCAACCTTCAGCAAACAGATACTCAGTGGCTCTACAGATGGCAAGGGTGTGCTCGTTGCTGCTACTGCTACAGCAGGCACACTCATACACACAGCATCTACGACGACGACGACACTCGATGAGGTCTGGCTATATGCAGTAAACACATCAGCATCAGATGTGAAACTGACGATCGAGTGGGGCGAAGCCACTGCACCAAACGGCAACATTGAG